AAACCATAACAATTCAGTTACAATTGTTTTAAATGGCATTTTCTTGGTTGTCAATAAAGGAAAGCCTAGACTCATATCATGACGAATCTGTCTTCCAAATACTGAAATAGTACCAGTGCCTGTGCGGTCTTGTTTTTTTACTCCATTGTTTAAAATATCATGGAGTAGTTTTAGGTAATCGTGTTCTATATTGTTCATTTTGACCATTCTACAGTGAAACCAAAATCCCAAAATAACACATTAGCGCTTAAACAAAGCAATCTAATATTTTTAGTAATTTTGTTATGTGTTACATACAGTGCAGGCAAAAGAGCCATTTGAGTAAAATCACCTTCTAGGGTGTTGTGTAAGTAAAATCTAATTCTCATTGTTATATTATTTATTTTTTTTAGGTCTACCACGTTTTGCTTGTAAAACTTTAGGTACGGTTTCAGTTTTTACTTTTTTAGGGCGTCCACGCATGTCTTTACGGACACCAGCTGGGAGTTTATATAAAAATTCTTCTGCGTAATAGTAAAAATCTAAAATAGTACCATGAAATCTAAGAAATCGTTCTTCAAGTTCTTCTTTGGTAATTTTATATTCAGCTGTAAAAGCATCATATAAAGCAAGCATACGATTTGTTTCTTCCTTTTCAAAGTCTTCCATTAACTTTTTGTAACGTTGAAAATCAACACCAGCAATCTCAAGTTGAAAACGAGTATCGTGTTTAGACAAATCGAGTTTGTCTTTTGCAGTATAAAGTGCAAGTTGTGCCTGCCAAAAGTAAGAAGATGGATTGAAATCACCGTTTAGAATACGGTCTTTGAGTAAAGCACGTTTACCTAATGGAACAACTTTGTCTGTGTGGGTTCTCCACCACATGAATTTGTTGTAGTTAAGTGGTTGGAGCTTTTTGACATGCTCCATAACTGTTTCTCTACTGTGACGAATACTTCCTTCTTTGATGAATGCGTACATAACCTTTGTTTTCGCTAAATGTACGAAAACTTTTTAAGGAAAACAAGTATTTTATTGAGTTATTAAAAAAGCAGAGAACCAAGTACCTGAACCATTAGCTGTTCCTTGGAGAAGGGTTCCATTAGCACTTGAACCTGCTCCTTGAAATATAGACCAATCAACATAATCCGTAGTTCCATTCATTTGAACTATTCTAGAACCGATTAAACTTATTCCAGTTCCATTATTTAATGGTTGTTGGTTAATAACCATAGTATTTCCATTTTTTTTCATTTGAACATTGACTTGGTTACTTGATACCCCTGCGTTTTGAAGCCATACTCCAAAACTTACATTATAATATCCCGCAATATTAGGTTTAAATTGATTACTTGCTATCCACCCATTCGGATCATCATATCTAACAAATAGAATTTTAACATCGGATCCAGTTGTAAATGTTTGATTAGAAGCTAATATACCTTCACAAACATATGAACTTGTAACTACGGCATGGTTTATAGCATATGAAGCACTAGTAGCATATGAAGCACTAGTAGCATATGAAGCACTAGTAGCATATGAAGCACTAGTAGCATTTAAAACGCTTCCACTAAAATAAGATGCTGAGTTTGCTTGGTCAACTGTTACATTTTTAAGAACTACGGGATTGGAATCAGTTGATGTCGTATAAATTGCAGACTCAGGGGCATAATATTGTTGTCCTGAAATAGGGTCTATAACTTGTACTAATGGTATTTGTTGGTTTTTTAATAATCGTTCCATATCGTACTATAAATATTAGTACGTTATAGTATTATCTAAGTCCCTTAAACGGTTTTGAAGTTGTTCAATTGCTGGGCCTGATTTTCTACCGGATACTCCTGAACGTTGGATTTTATCTATTTCAAATTGAATAGCTTGTTTTTCTTGTTCAATCTCTTCTTTTGAGGTTATTGGTTGAAATTCAACTATAGGTTCAATTGGTTTTGTTTCACCATAAATATTTACTTTAGGTTTGCGCTGTTCAAATGCTTGATTTGTTGCTATAACAAGGGTAATAGCTAGTGGATCAAACACAAAAATTAACATGAATATAAACCAATTTGCTACTGTTTTAAGGTCAGCTCCTGTAATTTCACTTACATATTGTACTGCACCTAGTTCATTTGATTCACTTGCTTTAGATTCCATATCTAAAATCTGAATGTCTAGATTTGTAATAGAATCGTTTAAAGCATCTATTTTAGTAGATAATTTGTCTCTATTAGTTTGAGCACTTGTAAGTTGTGTTTCAAATGATTTGCGGTTAGCATTATTTGCTTTTGTAACTATTTGTCCAGTTTTAGTATCTACTGATTGAGTAGTTGTATTTGTGGATAAAGCATTACGTAACTGGGAAATATCTTTGTCTAGGGTTGTTTTTTCTTTGGTGAGTTCAAGTTTAATTTCCTCAAATCTCTGTTTTTTAACTTCTATATTTTGAATTTGTTTGGTTCCAATTTCAAGTTTTGCAATATTTTCTTGAAATCCAGTACTTAATAAACCATAAATTCCAATTGAGGTAATAACCGATAACACTACTAGTGCTATAGTTAAATATACTTTTAAAAGAGCATATGTTTTTTTCCATGCGTTATGGAGATACGTTGCAATTGCAATTTTGGATACTTCCAAAAATGAACCCATTACAATCACAGGTATAGCTACACCGGTAAATACTACAGATAAACCAATTACACTATAATAAGCTGCTGTTGTTGACAATCCTAGTGCACAAAACAGCAAAAACCAAGGTAAATATTTTTGTTGCATAACTGCTTTAAGAATTTGCTTACGTTGCTTTCCTGTTGACTCATAAGAAACGTGTACCCAATCTGGGTTAGCATCTGTTCCAAACTCCCAAATTAATTGATCAAATTCTAAATTATCTTTGATAAAATCAAACACCATTTTATTTGTAACACCACCAGCATGCCCATCCATATCGATATCGATTGCTTCACCTGAGCAGTGTTGAGAGGAAAGAGCACCACCAATCGCAGTATTCAAATCTTTACTACGGTAACCAGATGAAATATGGATTGGTTTACCAAAATGGTTGCGAATTGGTTCAAAAACCTTTTCAGCTAATAATTTGAAATTTGCAATATGCGCTTCAGTTGGCATGTTTGAAATTCCACGACGTTTTGCAGTTTCACTTCTTGTTACTTCTGCTAATGATAAATGTTCACTTAATTGCATAGTCTATTTATTTAACGAATTGATAATATTTGTATGTTTTTGCTTTACGGTCTTCTAATCCGTGAGTACCTCCATTAATACGTTTTGTTAATGCTAAAATAGCAGTATCATTGATTCCTTGATCGCAAATAGCCCACAATTTGTTTCTTTCAAAAAAGAACATTGCTGATTCAAAAGCATATTTTGTAGCTACTAGATCAGGATTAGTAACAACTTCATCTGTACCTAAATACTTTGCAAATGCCTCGTAATTTGCTTTACCAGTCAATTGCAATGCACCACGACCTCTGTATTTCCAACCATCACCTGAAGCTTCGTTTCCGTTACCCATACGATCTGCATAAACACGGTTAGCAATTTTTTCAGGTTGACGAGCATAAGATTCTTCTAGTCTTTCTTGTAAACTTTTTAAACTCATTACTCTTCTGTTTCGTTGTTATTATTTTTTTTATTAATCCATTTATCTACTGAGGCAATACCAAATGAACCTAAAACAATTACCATAAATCCATCAAAAATGAATTTGTTAATTAACAAAGGTTCACCATATGCTCCAGTAATTAAATCTACTGCTAAAGACACACATAGCATAAAAAATGCAATAAAACCAACTACTGATTTTTCGTTGATTGAATTGTTGTCGTCAAATAACTGCTTGAAAAAATTTTTCATAATTTACATTTTTAACGGGACCTGTGTTACTTTTGGTCTCCTTGGTTTTACAATATCGGTTTCCCACCCCTTTGGTGGTTCTTCCTTATCTTCATACGGAATGATTATATCTTCACATCTGTAAAAGATTAAATCTCCGGTATAATCGTCTTTTCTTACTTTATATTGGCTTAAGTCTACAGCATAAAGTACAGTATCTTTCCATGAGTAATAGATCCAAGTAGAATTAATACCGGCATCTAATAACCAATGTTCAATTATATCTAGTCTTTTTGCTATTACAGTATCAAAAACAAAGTTATCTATGACTTGTGTTTTTTCAAACAATAGTGTATCTTTTAAAGCAATTAAACTATCTCTGTATTTAATATCAAGTCTAAGAGAAGCAATTGTGGATCTTTGCCTTTCAAAGATGTTGTTAATATCATCTGCTTGTTTAACAGTTAATATAACTACAGAATCACCTTTGATTACCGTCTTCAGCGGGTAGTTTGATTGGCTGAAAATCAAACTGGTCACCAGTAGACTGCTTACGAACAATATCTTTCTCATTTGCTAATTCTTTTTTAATATTTTTTACAACTGATTTTGTACTGTCTAAGTCGCCTATAACTTCAGAAACCATAGTTTCTAGATTTTCTTTATCCTCTTCTAATTGCTGGTTTTCTTCTTTGAGTTGGTTTACACTATTAGTTAATTTCTTATTTGCTTTAGTTAATTGTTTGTTTTCTCCAGTAAGATGAATATTATCTTCTACAACTACTACGTGTCCGTGACCACTAGAAAAGACATCAAGCAGAATTAAGGCTATAAATGATGCTCCTACAATAAGTAGTTTCTTCTTCATAGTTACTTTTTCTTACTTCCAAATAACATTAATACCGTTTCTCTTAAGCTTTTAGAACTTTCAGTGCTTTCTTCAAGTTTTTTTTCTAAATCTTCACGATATTCACCTTCTAGTTCTTCTACTCTAGAGCGTAAGTCTTCTTCACTTTTCATTAAACGGTTAAGAAATATCCAACACAAATAACCTAATCCAAGGACTGCAAATCCTAGTACTCCATACTGCGTTAATACTTCAAAAGGTCCGAATGACATTACTTCTTAGTTTTTCTTTTAGTTGTAGTTTTTTTCTCTTTCAACTCTTCTTGTAAACGATCTTTTTCAGCTAAATGACGCTTAATAAAAATCCAAGCAACATAGCCTAAAGCTAAAACTGCTAAGCCAAGTGGGCCATAGTCTGCAAGTTGAGCGAATACTCCAAAATCAGGGGTTGTTGTTGCTGCTGTTGTGTCTGCGATTAATGGTAACATAGTTTTTCTTTTATTATACATATAAAAAAAAGGGGCTAAGATTTACTTAGCCCCATCTGATTTATGTTACTATAGTTTAACCCTCACAGGCAACGCAATCTGCTGTACGTTGGAGATTATCTCCTCGTAAAATACTTTCAGATCGCATATAATATAACGTTTTAATACCTTCTTTCCAAGCTAGTTTATGAACATCACTGATATATTTTGGAGAATCAGATGGATCAAAGGTTAGATTTAATGAAATTGCTTGGTCAACATATTTTTGACGAATACCATTTTGGCGAACAATTTCGTATGGGTTGATTTCTTTAAATGTTAAGAAAATTTGTTTTTCCTCATCAGTTAAAATATAATCAGGTAAGCCCATTACAGATCCTTTATCGCGAGCAATTTGATCCCAAACACTATCAATATTATATCCTTTAGATTCAAGTAATTTTTCTAAAGTTGGATTACGTTTAATAAATGTACCCTTA